CACTTAGTAGAGACTGTAATCGACTCTACAATATCAGCTGGTGGTTGTATATTGGTACATCCCGGTGGTCAACTGACGTGTCCTGATACGGTAGATTCTAGTGCCTGTTCACCAATGCAGTTGCAGAAGCAAACTGCTGACAATTGCTATATCAATTCGCTGGTAAATGAGAACTTGAACATCAGTGGAGCAGATGCGTGTGTATTCAAAATGTTGGGTGTTCACCAACAAGGGACACTAATAGACGCCGCCGGCACTGGGTCAGCTATCGCAAGTGACGCGCTTCCTGACTACCCAGCTGCAAATGCATTTGATCGATTTTCTGCTGGTTGGCAGAGTGATGTGTGTGGCGCTGGGCTGCTATCATCCTGGTTGGGTTACGACTTCGGGGTACTCAAGCGTGATACTGGACTACAGTACTACTCACGTGAGGCCCACGCCGAGGTGCGCAAACACATAACCACAATCGCAATTAAGCAAGACGGTGAGCAAACAAATTGGGTGAAGCGTATCCGGGTAGAGCGTAGTGATGATGGAATTACATGGCGGGGAGTTGATGTAGTCAACCTACCACAAAACAATGTCCGGAATGTAATATCAATCAAGTCTAGTGTCCCTGCTCGTATGTGGAGAATATCACCAGTGGACGCCACTGGAACTACCCACTGGCGTGTAGATACTTTAGAGTTGTTTGAATTTATCCAAACGGATATACGCAATATCCAGGACTCACCACTGTTCCAAGAAAACCGAGATAGATCTTATTGTACCAATCCCGTCAAGTTAAAGATTCAATACGACTTAGTGGATATCAATACAGAATTATCTCGCTTTGGTATAGATTTGCCTTCAGCAGTATTCACATTTACAGCAAACTTCTCCGAAACAGTAAAACAATTAGGCCGGGGGTTTATCATTGGCGACGTTCTTGAAATTCCTAGTGAAATTCAATTCACCTCGGATATGAAAATTATTCGAAAGTATGTTGAAGTATCGGACGTCAAGTGGTCTACTACCGGGTACACACCAGGTTGGGTTCCAATGTTTCAGAAGATCGTTGCCCGCCCGATGTTGGCTCGTCAAGAAACACTGGACCTTGTTGGCTCGCTGGAAGGTAACCTGGCCTCTGGATCAGGCACAGGATTCTCCCCTGGCTCAGATCCATTATTCTCCACATTTGCGCTTGAAGCTAATGAACGGATTCAGATCGCAGCTGATTCGATGACACCCCAGTTGGGCCAAGATCAGAAAACGGTTGCTGATATTTCAGAAATACCACAAGAGCACATAACAGCTGCCCTAAACAATGGAGTGAATATAAGCAAGTTGACAACGGACTTTGCTAATCTAGATGCTCATGGATTGTATAAGGATGCAATGCCACCAGCTGGTACACCCCCCGAGCTATTCACCACAGGCGACACTTCAATTGGCTTCCCACAATTCTCAGTCAATGGTGCATATCATCGAGTAACATACGAATCTGTTAGTACAGATCAGATCCCACCTAAGCTATATAGATATAGTGCCAAGAAGAATCAGTGGATCTATATGGAATCTGACGAACGGGCGGCACACCAGTCGAATAAAACTAATTTGAAAACCTATATGGTAGATGATCAGCGCATTGCGCTTCAGGATATTAAATGAAACTACAACACGTATTAGAGGCAGCTGTATTCACCGCCCCCGATTCTTCCAACGGCAGGCGAGCATCTAATCCTACAATCATCGATCCTGATACAGCATCCCAATACACCGTATCAATTGAAGTTGACCACGCACTTGAGTTAATCAAACAGCGGTGCTCCGACTCTATTCAAAATTCTCCGTTGTTTAGAGGATTACGGAAAGTAACAACCGAATATTTTGCAAGCGACTCATCACAGATTGAGCGCCGGTCTCTGGACAATCCAAACCACTACACCAAGCTACTTTCAGCGGGTGGGCTAGATAGTTGGAAAAATTACCCACCTCGTGATCGCAGTACGATTTGCACAACTGCAGATACTGGCGAATCTAATGAATATGGAGACACATATGTGGTGTTTCCAGAGAACGGTACAAAAATTGGCATATGCCCGTCTTATGATTTGTGGGGTAGCTTCAAACCACTCATTCGAGCCGCCAGCCAGAATGTTGATGGAGACTGGGCTCATAATTTGATCGACCTATTTGATACGATAGACCCCGCTGGTACTGGGAACGTGACTACTCAGTTGGACCAATCAATTCGTAAATTCTATCCAAATGTCCCGATGTCGGGATCCCTGCGAGACTTCCTGGAGAAGTACATGGCGCCAGAATTCAATAACTTTCAGTTAGTCACACCTTCAACAATGCCAACGTTCGAATACACTTCGGAAGTATTCCACCTACATTCTCGCGAGGTGTGGTTCTCTGGTCGTGCTGTATATGTCCGATATGATATCTGGCAACAAATTAAGGACCAACTATAATGCAAAGTCAACCATACTTCTACAATCACCAAATAGAACGCTACCTAATCCAATTTGCAAATATCTTTACTGGATTCAAGGTTAAAGTTGGTGTAAATAACGACAAGTTTGTATCTGTCCCTGTGATGTATGGTAGCTACGACAAAGTAGTTGCCAGCATAGCAAATGAGAATACCCAAAACAAACCAATTCGACTACCACTAATGTCTACTCACATGACAGGAATTAATCAAGCTCCTGAAATGAACAAGAGTATCGGGCAAGAGGATAGGTTTTCTTACCTCCCCAGTGGTGGGATGCTGCCAAATGACGTTCGAGTGATTCACCGGTATATGCCCATTCCATACAAAGTCACGACAGAAGTGTACTGTTGGGTGAGTAACCAGCACCAACAAATGCAGCTGCTGGAGCAGATTCTCATGTTGTTCGACCCCTCTCTGACAATCCAGACCAGTGATTCACGATTTGATTGGACTAAGTTAACTTTTGTTGAGTTGACGGATATTTCGTTGGATGAAGTTGTCCCCGCCGGTACCGATGATAGGAATTTAGTTATCAAGTTGAGCTTCGAGTTTCCGATCTGGATTACTCCACCAGCCAAGAATAAGGATGATTTCATCAAGAAGATTCTTGTTCGGCTAACAGCAATTACCGCTACAGGAGCAGACCAGGTGTTTACTCCAGGTGATGCACAAGAAATTGTTGATTTCCTGGACGGTAACCCAATCGACTACAGCTCGACAGAAATTGACGCTGAGGCATTGTTTCCATCTGCAGAGTAATCAGTAACACATAAATACTACACAAAACCACCACACCATATGAATAATCAACGATTAGCGGAACTAGCAGGAATTGTAATTACCGAAGCAGTCGACGTGAACTGGACAAAATCCAGACTCGATACTGAATTGGCAAATATATCAACGTCACTAGAACAGATCACATTAAAAACAGATCGACTCAGAAGAAGCGCTGCCAGTACATCTGATGATACCGCCGACGCGCGTCACTTGGAGCAACTGCTGCAAAAAACAACAGAAGTATCGAAGATATTAGCGGGATGCCAACGAACTATTTCTGATGTGATTAGCGGGAAGTTTTCTGGCTAATTACAAACCACCACACCTACACATTATGAATAATCAACGATTAGCGGAACTAGCAGGAATTGCATTAACAGAATCATCTGTCGACCAGACTGATATTAATGCTATTACCGACTTAGCTGCCGATGCCGACAAAGTAATAAATCAGATTCAACGAGCAATCCGAAAAATTCGCACGCACACAGACGTCAAGAGCATGGAAGCTCTCGTGTCGGCGTTGGAAGCCATTGTGGATTCTGTTCCCGATTATGATTGAGTTATCTCATGAACATCCAACAGCAACTAAGTGAAATCATCGCATCTCTAAATTCCATAGTAGAGACGCGTGCTGCGACAAAGCAATTACTTGCTGATACCAATAGAGTAATCGAAACCTCAAACGCAACACTAGATGCGCTTACACAAACACTAATAGACAAAGAAAAAGCCTCGCATTGAGGCTTTTTGTGTGTCACGTGCCAGAAACTTATTAAACTTGAGCCCCACCAGTTGCGCTCTTGGCGTTTAGTCTGAAGTTAGCCATCACGTCGATAGATCCTCGCCCACCACTATTTAATCCTCGGGGCTGAATGCGAACCTCAAGTTTCGCCTCAATGCTGTGCAACACAGGAATATCGTCTACTCCCAAGCTTTGACTGATTTTTCGCTGCAAGTCCGAAGGAATTTTCTTATCAGCTTGAACTACCCACATCTCTGTCCCCATCATCATGATTAGGATAGAGTAGTCCGCCGATCCTCTTGGTTTAAATTTCTTGCGATAGTGATCCAATATTTTATCACCAAGTACAGGAGACTCGATATTTGCTAATTGAAAATTATCAGTACCAGCAGCAAAAGCTCGCAATTTGTCCTTGCGCTCAGTCATATCTGATATGAAGTTCAGTGATCCGGAGCTAATTTTACCCACCCCTGAGCCAACATAGGTTTTCAAATCAGCCAAAAGCCTCTTCCCGTTTCGGACACACACGTCACTACCATTCATTAATTCCAACAATTGCGCCTTATCTTCGGAGTTTTTGTCGGGGGAGGTGAATACTGATCCGTCAAACACCCAATCTCGAACAGACCCCATCTGAGCCTTTTTATTCATTTTGTATTCGATATGGAGATCAACAATCTTACCGTCAATTTCAATGCTCAATCCGAAATCAGGAAATGCGGTATCTGAACCACTCGGAGAAGCAAATGGAGTAAATCCCTTCGATACTAGTCTATGAAAGGTCGCTGATTCAGCAGCATCAGCATCACTGCTCTCAAACAGCGTAGTGGTGAATAAAGAAGTCATAGTCGAATCAATTAGTTGTAATATCACTATTTACTTGCGATTGAGGGCACACTCTACTGCAATAGTTGTTATACGCGTTTCGATAACTATTAAACGTTACAAATTTACCGCACCCACGACACCCTGGTGGTTCAACAATATCATTTAACAGACAGTGGATTTGCTCGCGAAATGAATCTTCTGTCCATGGACAGAAATCTCTGAGTGTGTAAAATAGCTTGGGTACGAATTGAATCCTAAACTCCCACTGAGGGTTGATTGTTGTAATACCCTTCTTGTTCTTAATTAGAACTCGCTCAGCTAATAACAGTGTAATAAATTGTTCTCTCTCAAGTGACATCGGATAACTCCCGTTTGATTATTCGTTCAACATCGTTGATTTCTGTGTACTTAATCACCAGCAATCTATACCCTCTAAGATCAGCATACTTTTTCTTAACTTCATCACGTGCGATACTAGCAGCAAACTGAATTTCCGCCTCACGTTGCTTCTCGGGTGTACGCGTAGTTGAGAAGTTGCTGATTATGTAGTGTTGCTTACCATGAAACTCTATTAATAAATTGTGCTCAGGCAACCAAAAATCGTAGCGCAAGAGTCTGCCAGTGAGTGGGTTAATACAGTCGGCAAATTTGTGTTCTCTTTTGTACATTTGGCTAAGTGAATCTAACAGACGAACTATCCGCTCTTCACCTCTCGATGGTGGAGTGCACATCTTACAGCCTGTTCCAGTATCTATGTGCCGCTTGACCGTTAATGAAAAAGGCCCATGCTTGGTACACTCAAGTGTAATATTTTCACTTACGCTTGTTACGGCGAGGTGAGAATAATCATATGAATCACCATGCTTCTCTTGTGCTCTTACTAAGAACCGTTCTTGGGTCATTGGTGCATTCTTGGCGCACTTGGCACAACCAGCTTTATCAAGCAAATGCCAGTTGATTTGTGTCGAAAACTCGCCGTGTGTGCTGCAATTGACTTGAATTCTCGTTGAAATCCCGTCATGGAATTCAGCAGGAACCTTAGCATAGTCATATCGCCCACGGTGTATTTCCACTGCTCGGCGAATAAAGACATCTCTAGTCAATTTTCTATTCCCAGCACAATCCACACACCCAACAGCACTACCTCTCTTAGTATGATTGCTAGCAGTGATCAAAAAATCTCCGTGTATGGGGCAGCGCACAGATACCTTGTGGCTCATCGAAGCAAGTTGGTTTATGTGGGAATAATCATATTTGTTTCCGTGTTCCCTCTGAGCACCTGTTATGAAGTGTGCAATCCGTCTATCCTCCACCTCTCTTGATGATCTCAAATCGCTTCTGGATTCTCGTCGGCAATTAACACAACCAATGGTTTTATTCACAAATCTCTGGTACGACACCAACCAATCACCGTGATTTATGCAAGTGACTGGCACCGCCTTGTCAATTCTACTAACAGTGTCTGGAAGATTGTTGTAGCTATATAGATCCCCATACAGTCTCAACCCATCTCGTATAAACTTCATCCTAGTAAGTGGCTCACTAAGTGAACACCGTGGGCACCCACGTGCGCTTGCCAGGTGCCTGACTACAGTTGATGTAAACTGTCCATGATCTCGGCAGGTGATTATTATTGGTGTATTCTGCCCCATATCAAAGTTGCTTGGTATCTTAGAATAATCAAATTGATCACCATGTTTCGTAGTACAGTGAGTGATGAATGATTGATGAGTCCAGGCTACATTACCTGCACAAGCCGGACACCCACTCCGAGTGCGCGTACTACTATGCGCTCGTGCTTGCGTAGTGAATTCTCCATGCTTGCGGCAGATTACTACAACTTTATCAGAACCACTTGATATGTTGTGGACTAACGAGTAGTCATATCGATCGCCATGTGCGACACTACAGGCTGCCAAGAATTTTTCAAGTTTGGTGTTGCAGGTGGTTAAACTGCCATCATTACATGAGCTGAGCTCTAAGGATACACTCTGAGTTGGTTCAATCATAGTGTGTGGTATACATCAACAGTAAACAACTCTTAATACAGATACGGACTAGGTTTTTATTGGGCATTAAGTTGGATGTGTTGTCAGTAAATATATCAAATTAAAGTGGTAGACTCGAACTACGAATCACCAACCACCTAGACACAAGTTGTTGTTAGCTAACCACCTTGGATATACACCACTATTTATGTGATAGTTTATACAAAAATATTGGGGTCAAGTAAATATATTCGCCCTAACACAAAAAAGGAAAATCTTATGGCTTCTTTAGTATCTCCTGGTGTCGTTACACTGCTGGACGATCAGTCCATGTTCGTACCAAGCATTGCTTCAACCGTTCCGCTGTATTTTATTGCTACCCAAGAGGATAAGCTGCAGTCTGATGGCATTAACACTGCCCTCGGAACAATAGAGTCGAATGTTGTTCGCACCGTCACATCTCTACGTCAATCACTGCAGTTGTATGGTATTCCGTCATTCTTGAAAGCCGCAAATGGTGCTCCACTGCATGGTTCCGCTCTCAATGAATATGGCTTGTACACACTGAATCGTTATCTCGGCATTGGCGACCTGGCTTATGTCGTTCGTGCCAATGTCAATTTACAAGACAACTATACCGTAGTTAGTTCTCGCTGGACCACCAAGCTGGCCACTGCAGCTGCTGAGTTAGAAGCATTGTCGAATGCTTACTTGGCTTCTTACAACATGCAAAACGGTTACAATATTGGGGATCCGGGGTTTCGCGATTCGATTACTGACTCTGAGTTGCTAACATTTACTCAGCAAGTGATGCAACCCGTACTCTCCGAGAATACATTCTTGCGTGCTGAGTTTGATTTTTACGATGACAGCGCTACACCTGCGATTACAACTGCTGGCTTCCAAGGTATTGACTTTGCAGCTGGACTGACGTCCACAGCACTGCCTACTGGACTCAACAATAACGCCAGCGTGTACACAGCCAATATCAGTGTGAATGGTGTTAACCGGGTTATCAGTCTGATTGGAGCAAATGCCCAAACATATAACAATTTGTTAATTCAAATCAATGCTGATCTGGCAGGCACAGCGACAATTACGATCACGGGTGGTAATTTGATTGTTACCAGCACAGCAGTCGGCAGCCTCAGCTCAATTGTAATCAATGATACAAACTTGTTCAGCTCACTGAATGGATACCAATCACTTGGCGTACCTGTGGCTGGCGCAACTGCTGATACAAGCATTGACGTGTACGGGAACGGTTTTAACCAACCAGCTACTACTCAATTCTTGGGTTATACTGGTGCAATCGCCGCTTGGTTGCTTGCAGCTCCGGGAACTGGTTCGATAGCAAGTGAATGGACAAGTTCGGAAGCAAGCGCATTCTTGTTAGATGCTGGTACAGAATATAAGTTGACTCTAGCATTTGCAAATAATACAACTCTCGGTGCTAATGATGCAGCAAAACGCAGCACGATCGTGACTGCACTACAAGCGGTCGTAAGCAGCAATCAAGAAATTCGCTCTGAATTGTATGAATACAATCTGATCCTGTGCCCAGGGTTTCCTGAGTTGGCTGATGATCTTTTGACTCTGAGTGAAGATATTGGCGAAGAAGCGATGGTAATCGGTGATGTGCCTTTTAACCTGGATCCTGAGCAAGCTGCTAACTGGGGTAATGCACCAGCGACCAGCGCTTCAAGCCGCCGTGTTAACCGTAATATTGCTTACTACTACCCTCACGGAATGGGCACCAATGTTGATGGAAATGATGTGTTTGTCCCATCATCAGCGATTGCTATCCGTACATATACATACAATGATCTGGCAGGTGAGTTGTGGTTCGCACCAGCAGGCGTACATCGCGGCCAGGTGACCGGCATCACTCGCGTTGGTTATGTAACAGGTACAATGGGCGCACCAACAACATTCGTCGACGTTGCTCTGAATAAGGGACAACGCAATGCACTGTACCAGTACTACACCAACATGAATCCGATCGTGAACATGCCAGGCAGGGGTATATTAGTATTCGGCCAAAAGACGTCACAAAGCTATGCAAGTGCACTAGATCGAGTGAACGTTGTTCGGTTGTGTGCGTACATTAGACGCCAAGCCCGCAAATTGGGCTTCTCCTACCTTTTTGAACCTAATGACCAAATCACACGCAACAACTTTAAGTCTGCAATCGAAGGGATGTTGAAGGACATTTTGATCAAGCGTGGTCTGGTCGATTATTTGGTAGTCTGTGACTCCAGTAACAATTATGGTATCAGGATCGACCGCCACGAATTGTATCTGGACATAGCGATCAAGCCGATGTTGAGTGTGGAGTTTATTATTATTCCGGTGCACGTCGTAGCACAGGGTGCAAGTTTGACAACTTCATCATAATTCCCCAGCTATAGCGCTTCATTTAGGTGAGTATCATCGTGATACTCACCTATTTTTTGACAACAACTATTCAGTCGTATTGTTCGTGGATCTACCTTGGCCAGACAAAATCAAGGAACAATACTGCAATGATCATACCATTAAATAGTTAATAATTAAGTGCGATCAAATCACTCGGGTTAAAGAATTAGTCCACAACTGGTTAGAACCATGAGATATATAGAACAACGAAAGTTAGCAACTCACCCATTTTTTGACAACACATTGTGATGCTACTAAGTGTTGTCAAAAATCAAAGAGGCTACCAAATATCACTACAACTAGAAGTTTGTTGGCAACACAACACTTAATAAATACAATAATTGTATGATAGTACGACTAAATTCTAATCAGTTCAAGCAACAGATATCCCAAAAAGCTTTTATCGAACAAGGTCGTGTGCACCACGGCGATTTGTATGACTACACAGACGTAACACACTGTGAAGACCAGTCGACTAAGGTCACTGTTGTGTGCCAGACTCACGGCCCGTGGACAAGTTCCTGGGCATCACACATACAATATAAACGCGGTTGCCCAACATGTGGCAGCAATCAGCAGTTACTATCTAGAGATAGTCAAGCAGTAGAATCTTTTGTTACCAAGTCACAAGCAATTCATGGAGTCAAATATGATTATACCAACACAACCCGCCAAGTGAACCTAGAGGGTAGTAGGTACAACTACCTATTCTCTGTTATGTGCCCAGAACACGGTGAGTGGTGGACTCGAAGCAAACATCACTTTCGAAAAGATCCGTCAGGATGCCCCAAGTGTGGGATTCGCAAACCCGCTAAGACAACTGAGTCGTGGATTGCCGCTGCTATATCAGTGCACGGAAACAAGTACACTTATGAGCGAGCAGAATTTGGTGACGGATTGTCTAAAATTATCGTGACGTGTCCGACTCATGGAGATTTTGAGGTATATCCATATAGATTTACCAACAAACACAAGACAGGGTGTGCAGGGTGTGCACAAAAAGCTCAACACACTCGTTCTAGTTTCGTCACCAAAGCGACGACAGTACACTTTGGTAAGTATGATTATTCCCTTGTTGGGGAGTTTGCCAATATCAAGTCTAAGATACAAGTAGTTTGCCCCAAGCACGGTGCGTTTACGACGACAGTGCAGCAACATGCAAATAGTCTGGTGGGATGCAAGAAATGTAAAGAGAGTAGGGGTGAGGCAATTATATCACACATACTAAAACTCAAATCAATCAACTTCATCCAGGAGCACCGATTTGGCGACTGTCGTAATCCTATGACGAACAAATTACTACCATTTGACTTCTGGTTACCCGACCACAACCTTTGTATAGAATTTCATGGTGTTCAGCACTACCAACCGAGTCACTTTGGGAGAAGCGCAGGTGCTCAACCGATGGACGCTGAAGTTGCATTCTTTCGTGGTGCTCAGAGAGATCGACTAAAGGAAGACTATTGTAGGTCTATGGGTATTGAACTGCTAATCATAAAGTATAATCAACTTGATGAAATTAGTGAGATTTTGGGTACACTTGGTGCTAAATAATCACACACATACCCTATACTAACTTCAAATGCGCCTCATATTTTGTTCATCCGACCACCTAACCTCTAAGATAATACAAGCAGCGACATTCAGCACGTGGTCGCACGTAGAGTTGTGCTTCTCGGATTCGTGTGTCATAGGGTCAAGTGGGCACTACGGTGGTGTCGCTGAGCATACACTCGACTGGGTCAAGGGCGATAATGCGAAGTGGGAAATATTTAATATCGATATTCCCAGACCAGATCTTGTGCGAAAATTTGCCCAAGAACAACTCGGTAAAAAATATGATTACACAGCACTGTATGCACTACCATTTGTTGCTCGTGACTACAGTAGCCCGGACAAATGGTTCTGTTCAGAGCTAGTTTTTGCTGCACTACAAGAAGGTGGTGCAGTAGTGCTGTCTCGAGTGCCGAAGCACCGAGTAACCCCAGCAATGATTTACAGTTCACCACTACTGTATTGACACCAAACGGTTTTTGTGTTAATCTCCAGAGGTTCAACAACTTTGGAGATTCCACTTATGCCACAGCAACTTACTTTAGCAGACCGACAATTCTTAATCCAGCGACTAAGACTAGAATTAGAAACAACAGTAGATAATAAGCGATTCCACAAGCGAACAGCATTAGCCGCTTGGCAGTCCGCGAATATTCACGATGCTGGTACACAAGATTATTTCAATTATTTCTCTTCTCACTATGCAGCATACAAACGTGAGAAGAAGTTAGAGTGCAAATTAGCAAGTACCATCGGTAAATTAAAGAAGATGGGTTGAATGCCCTGGTTAACTACAATTGTTCAAACAGTGTAATATGCACTACACTTTAACCTTCGTTTAGTAATACTATGATTCAACTTCCTGACGGTTCGGGGGCGCACTGCGCATCTCTGCCACTACCAACAGACCACTGGATATATCACCCCGCCTCTGAACCCCCTGTGAGTATCATCGACCGATCTCCACAAAACATCGCTGCCATCCGAGAAGCAGCACAGTACGCTATTCGCTGCGCAACGATGGGTGGCACTGCACGAGACTTCGACCCTGATGCTTTGGTTCAGAATCTTATTGTAGGGTTGTGTGGGTACAATACCGTCACTAGAGTACTTCGGTGATGGTCATGGGTTATCATCCAACAACATTGAAATTTTTAATAACACCATAGAACTGCGAGAGAACAAAATGAATATCAATCAAATTATGCAAATCCATTCGTGGCATCTCGGCGGGATGATGAATGTTACCCACGACTACTTTGATGAATCTCTATATGAAGAACTTGGTGTACCGAAAGAATACATCACAATTTTGGGGTTCTCTTCCTGTGAGTCCCCTAAGCAATCCGTTGTCGTTTTCAATAATGTAACATCCGAAGTCTTGATTGCAACAATAGGCGAATGCCTGTATGTATTAACCCCTAATAATGCAATCCTAGACCACTTTGTCAATGAAATTGCGCTGGTAGATAGTTCGGAACTCCTAGACCTGATGTGTACCAATGCATCAAAGTCACCAGATTCGGTGATGCAATTTGACATCACACCAGAAGACCTAGCATCCCTAGATGAGCTTGCGGCAAAGAGTAACCTCACACGGAACGACATCATTGCAAAGGCACTGATTGCTCAGATTGGGTACCAAAAAAAGAAAACTGTAAATGTTCGTGATTTACCAATTGGAACTCAGACTAACTATGGTAAAATTGTTGGGTTTGTTGATACCATCGACGGTATCATATTCAGGACATTTGAAGGAAAGTTCGTAGTACACCAACTTCACGAACTGAAAGGTAGTCTTGGTCTATGTCACCCAGACTATCAAGACTGGATCACTCCTGACACGGATGTACCGGTGATTGAGGGTTTGCACATCACATTAAGTTACAATGGTATTATGTTTCAAGTTCTAGGGTTGGTCGATGGTTATTCGCTAAGTTTTGATTAATCTGTTGCTCTGTTTGGGCATATCAATGATTACTGTACGCCAGCACACATCACCAAACTACGCACCAGGTGAGAAACTCACACACAAGAGTGCTGGTAAAACACATTGGGTTTTCATTAACAGATAGCAGTGATGTTGAAGTGATTGCAATGGGTTTGGTGACCTTCACGGAACACCACAACTGTTCGTGTTTAAACATAGCGGGAAATGGACTGTCCACGCTTAGTAAACACGGTTGGACACAGACACGAGTTGATAATTTTGTAACAGATGTTCTACGGCGCGTGCTACGTATCTACAATAGAGATCTGCTGATTGTAACTGGGGACAGGCAGGTGTTGATTTAGCAGGTGCTCGAGCTGCTGTATATTGTGGAGTCACAGCAACGATAACACTCCCATGTGGATACGTGCAACGAGGGGCTGATGGTGTGGATCGTACCCACTCACACTCGGATATAGAGAAGCAGATCATAGAAGGTGCAGAGAATATCGAGTTAGATGAGTTAACGGATAACTCTTCGGATTTACTTGTTGACCTTTGATCTAATAGAGGGTACAATAGACCCTAAGTTAAATAGAACACTGGGGTTAAAAATGACGAAAGCAGAATTACTAACACGCCTGGCGAACTCACCAGTTGTGTGTACGATGGTCGGCGGTACTGCACAAGAAGATTTTGATGCGGTGGTAGATACGCTAATGAATGATGGCTGGCGGTGGCAATCGGGTAGCCAGTGTAGTGTACTGGAGAAAGGTTCGCAGATTGCAATCCGCCCTAAGATAGCACGGACACGCATCGGTAAATTCACTCACACCAGTACGAAGTATACACTAGAGTGGGTTGAATTTGGTGGTACCGAGCGCAGCTCTGGGGGCCAAGTCAGTGATTTGAAATTCATTCCAGGCAACAGTACAGGACTGCAACTGACAATGATCAATGGTGCGATGCTACAGTACTTGCCTTATAACTGAAAGACTATAATATGACATATTCATTAAAAATTTACATGAGGTCTGGTGCGATCATCGAACTCGACAAGGTAGAATCGTGTGATATCGATTTTAGTGAGGAGTCGAGTAAATCGCAATACACAACCACTGCGTATACAACGTACAGTCCACCGTTATCTTACCTCACACGAACTATTAGGAATTTTATGCAAGCAGATAGCGCCCACAACCTAATTGAGTTGGAAACGCTTGATCTGAATGAAGTTGTGGCGATTGTGCGAGTATATTGAAAACATGGAGGAATCAAATTATGAATAATTATGCAATAGCTTATATTTGTCTACAGATTGTTGGTGCGTTATCGTTAGCACACATGCATGGTAAGCCGCGAGTTGGAAGTTACAACTTTTGGGTTGGTGTCGTGTATGCGAGCCCTGCTTGGATATGTGTATACTTTGGTGGATTTTTCAAATGAATCTCTATCAACATGCCTTTATCTTGGCGATCGGCCGGGCCTGTGCAGCTGGGCGCTGGAGTACACATGAAGACGGTAAACCAGCTAACGCCTTCCTCTTTTGCACCGCCGCGATTATTGCATTTGGATATGTATTCGCAGGTATCCTCAATTTCTTTTTGTGGCTCGGAACTCTCTAAATAAGGAACTTTAAAATGAATCAAATAGAAGTTATTAAAGCCATCCTCGCTGGTGAGGTATTAGACGTTAAGTGGTGGGATTCGGATTGGGGCGCATTTAACAACGCAAATTTAAATGTTGAATTTGTTTTACACGCTTTTATTAGTCAATATGACCGATATTCTCTAGCTGAGTTCCGCATCAGACCCAAGGCAGTACGATTCCAGACGCGAGCTTACTTGGTTGGAACAACTATATATGTATGGACCAGCTCCTGGG